ATGAACTGAAATGTGTCGGGCGGTTTGATGATACCTGGTTTCCATTCGTTCTCGATGCCGCACCGTAATATCCTGATGCCGGAATATCCGGATCTTCTGCCGGCGCGTTAGTGGCGGTATTGACACCGTTACCGTCTGTCATGAAGGGCACAAAATAAACGCCCTCACTCTCCCTGTTTTTATACCCGCCGTACACGGTGTCGTACTGGGTAGCGTATGTATTTTTCCAGTAATACGTCGTGTCACCACAAATCCACGGCACATCTGCAGCACTGCCACCATGGCACTGCGCGTTAAACACGGAGAGGTCAGCACGAAACTGTGTCAGCATGGCTGTAAACAGCGCAGGTTGCTGTGCGTGGGTGGCGGCGCTCATGTCAAACTCACCCTGCATCCAGCAGACGGCCAGCAGAACGTTTTTGGGATTTTTCTGCAATGCCGCTTTTGTGCGGGAAATCAGATCCTGATATAACGGCTTGCCCACCCCCCAGCGTGCCGAATCCTGACTGGCCCCCGTGGACTCGCTGAATGTCCCCTCCGCGCCCTGGGTAAATGCCGAACCACCACGACAGCATGGTACCAGCAGGATCCCCGCGTTATTCGGGATATACGGGAGCAGTTTTTTGGCAATATGTAAACCCTGACCGACACAGCCGTACTGCCCTTTGCTCAGGTCAGCCCTCGGATGATTCAGCGTACTCATATCCTGCACATCATGCAGACAGTGGTCAGCCGGAATAATATCGTTATATCTGCAGGCAGCCCCGCCCGGCGTCACTGTACTGCGGCGCGCCAGCTGTTTAATGCGCGGATCCGGAGCATCGTATGAATCCGGCAGCGGAAGCCCTTCACCGTAAGCCATGGCATTGGACTGCCCGGCCAGTACGATGACGTAGTACCAATCCGGCTCAGATGAAGGGCCGACCTGTGGCTCTCCTTCAATAGCCACCGCCTGCATCAGTGTGTACGGCGTAATGGCAACCGGTCCGCCGTATGGCTGCCAGCCCTCTTTCAGTTTGTGTGTCAGCTTTTCCGCAAGGTCTGACGGCGACGCCGCCCTGACAACATCATAATGTTTAATCGACATCGAATTTCTCCCGTGTAGAGGAACAGAGTTAAAAAGCCGGAAGCGGAATCAAATCACAGGATGACCATCTGCCAGTGGCTGGTCGTAAAAAAAAGGCCGCGCCATGCGCAGCCGAAAATAAAGGGATAACGATGATAGTTTGAGAAAAACAGAAATAACACTTTTGTGGCAAAGCATGGTGCCGGGTGCCTCCCGGTGAATTCAGTATCAGCACCTGAATCCGCGATTACCCCATATTCCTTCTTGCTGATTGCCCCACCGCACAGGGGGATTCACCATGCAGAAGTGTTTTTAATAAACAGCAAACAAAAAAATCAAGCATTATGCAGGCTGTTTCTTTTTATCACCGGCCACAGCAATACCATAATGCCGCAGACCAGCACCCCATCCGCCAGCACCGACATGATTCTGCTGGTGAAATCCACCATCACCACCAGAAACAGCAGGAGTGCAGCCACAGTCAGGCGCAGTTTTACCGTCACAGGTAATTCTCCAGACGAAGACCCAGAACACCGGCAATCTCTTCCAGCACCTTGCGCTCTTCCGGCTCAATTTCGCCGTCTGCCTCCGCAATGGCCACCGCCACATCCAGCACATCTTCCGCTTCACGCGTATCGTGTTTCACATCCTCGATCTCACGTAACGCCGCACGACGACCAGTTTTAAAGTTCGTATCCAGCTGACCGATAATGGTTGCGCTAATCGCATTAATTTCTGACGTAAACGCGTACAGCGCAGGCTGATTACGCAGTACCTGTTCGATCTTCGCTTTCTAGGAAGCCTCACATTCACCATCTGCACAGGCCACCAGGTATGCGGCGTTAATCACCACCTGTGCCAGATCGCGTTTTTCAAACTTTCTAATTTCCGTTGCCGCTCTGCGGGCTTTTTTTACCAAAAATACCAAACATCGTGACGTTCCTTTGGGTGGGTGAGCCAACGCCCGGGAGCGATCTGCCCACAGAGAAAGTCACACTGACCACTCCATAAGCTCCCCCCGAAAGGCTCTGTGGTTGGTATGCGCCGGGCGTGGTGCGGATACAAAAAAGGTCCGCAAAAGCGAGCGAGGGAAAATAAGTGTGGTGCGTTGTACTGGGTTCGAACCAGTGACCGATTGCTTAGAAGGCAATTGCTCTGTCCGGCTGAGCTAAAAACGCAGAATACCGATAATGGACCGCCATCGGAGACTCGAACCCCGCGAAACCAGCTTCGAAGGCTGGCGTTCTATCCCGATGAGCTAATGGCGGTATGTGATGGTGGCCCTTGCTGGATTTGAACCAGCGGCCTGGCGATTATGAGTCGCTCGCTCTCACCACTGAGCTAAAGGGCCGGGCGCAGGATAATAACGTTACGAAATCAATGTTGCAAGCATTCAAGAATCACCTGGTTAAAAATTACCCTTGCTTCCTCCACCAGCGCATTCACCATGTCTATCCGAGATAAGTGGCACAAAAAAACCCGCTTGTGGGCGGGTTTTGTTTGCTTTTGCCATCACGTACAAAATCGGCAAAATATCAGATTTGCATGAAATATATGCCTTTCAATCTACTTTTGCAACACTTTGCTTTGAAAATGCCGCCTTTTGTTTTGAACGCGTTCTCATTACAAACAATAAAGCCTCACTATCCAGTCGGTGAAAAATGTGTTTCATTGCAACCCAGTGACGAGTAAATGTTTTGGACCAGTTTTTAGTTGTCACTCCCACCAGTAATGCCAGCTCCTTGTATTCATAACCTTCCCCACCAAAAAGTTCTGCTTTTACTGCCTGCGCCGCCAGCCAGATTAATTTTTTCAGGCGTTCCTGCGTTTTCCCTGCAATTTTTCTGGTACCGGATTGAGTATTAAATTCATTCCACGCCCACTGTGTTATCGCGATCTGATATTCCCAACAAATACTCCCGCTGTAACACCACAACAACCAGGCTTTATGATGTTCTTCAAGAGACAGAACAGCCCGCCGCCACGATGATGTCGAAAACTCAATCGGACTGACCAGAGGAATTGACGTCCCCTTCGCCAGCGATTGCTTTCCCGGGATTGGGGGATTATCCCGCGTTATCATTTTTCCAGTCACTTCATCGCGGTACCGGATTTTTTTACGCCTGTAACGCCCTGTATCGAACATGGCATTCTCCTGCCAGGCTTCAAGCTGACCTTTTGTTGCCCCACTCAAATCAGCGGTGGCGATAATGAGCTGCTCACGCACAAACTGTAAATACTGGTTATTCATGCGCACCCCAGTTCTGTGATTTTTATCCCCAACCGCCCACCAGGAACAAGCTGACCGCGCACAATATTGATTTCATCAAACTGCTCGTCGTCTATGAGCAGCCCCGCATGCGTCAGTGCATCCAGTGGTGCCTTCAGGATATTGTCCAGGTCACGACGGCGCTTATCCGGTGGCTCTGCAATAATTTTTATTGCCAGCCTTCCGGACAGGTTTAATTTCAACCGCTGCTGGCGAACAATTAGTGCCACATCACGGCGATAACGCTCACCGACTTTTGATACAAAATATGTGCTGCCACGACGTCGCCAGTAAGTATTCACCGTTGGCGGGTAAGGCAAAACAAATTCTATGCGTTCAGTCATTTATGCTTTCCACTTCAGGACGCCCGAATTTCTCGCGTGCATTAAAAAACGAATCAGCAACAACAGCTGGCTGCCGTGTTTTTCTTCAAAATCTTTTACCCCGGCGTGCAGTTCGTTATGACATTTACGGCACAGCGGAATAACAAACAAATCGTCAGCCTTCGTTCCCATCCCTCCTAGTCCATGACCAATGATGTGATGCGGATCATCTGCCTGATTGCCACACGTCATGCATTTCTGCGTTTTTACCCAGCGCGTGTATACGGGCATCTCTTCCCGTTGTGGTTTCTGGCGCTGGAGATACTGAGCCGGTGACTCCGGATCAACGGCAATGCTTACCACCGTCTTTTCCTGTGGCGGGTTTTGCTGGTGGGCGTGAGGCATCGGCGCAAGATTTTTTGTGCGCTGCTTCAGTATGCTGGTGGCGGTCTGCTCTCCCGGCACGATGTCGCTTTCACGGTACATTGAGCGGATTTTTTCCGCACGCA